AAATGCAAATAGTTCTTTAAAATGAACAACATAATATCTGCCTTGTTTATGAAGAATATGGCAGGATTGATATATCTTTTTTTCTTTTCTTGACGCTACTCCAATTCTTGTTAAAGTCTCACGGACTTTTAAAAAATCATCTGGTTCGTTTAATGTAACCTCGACCATCTGGTCAGGTGTCCACTTCACCTCAGGCTCTTGCACCACACTCATTGTCTTCCTCCAGTTTCAAATTTCGATTTTATAAAATTAAGTTGATCTTTTGTTAGGATTTTCAAAGTTTGTTGTGCTTTTTCATTACTATAACCATAGTAACGTTTTACATAATCAAGATCTTTGATTGTATCTTTACGGAGCCAAGGAGAGAATCTCTTCTTAGGTCTCAGTGTATTTAGCAAAAAATCATATTGCATCTTCTTTGGTAAAAAATGATACTGATTCATTTCATTCGCAAACATAATTGCGTCAAGATGTCCTGAATAAATGCGATTAATTATATAAGGATTATACTCCTTTTCTATAGAAGGATCTTCATCAATCAGATTCTTTTTTGTTTGATTAATTGAGTTCAGCCAATCTTTCAGTTCCATAATTAAGTAGAAGTAGTTCTTTACGTTGTTGTTGGTCTTTCATATATTCACCAACAGATCTCATAGTATATGTGAGATCAAACTCTGATGCATTCCATTGTAACTCAGTAAACCTATCTTTGACAAGTTGATCTGAATTATAACTTACCATCATATCTATTTTACTATAACTACAATCTTCAGCAAACTTATCATGATCAAACTTCTTATGCATTGCTCCCTTCTTACCATAAAGATTATCTTTAATATCATAAGGAGGATCTAAGTACATAAACAACCCATCATGAATATGATTCTCAAAACAATACTCATATGAATATGAATTAATATGCCAATGAGAAATTATCTCTTGGTACTCTCGTAATTTTTCAATTCCTCTATATGAATAATTGGATTGACTTGCTTGTTGTGAGAAGGACGAAGATTCAGTGAGCCCAGAGAAACTACACTTATTAACAATATAAAAAGCAACTGCTCTTTCGAGATCTTTTTTTGTGCTGTCATTTACTATATCCTTTGATTCATTGAATAAACCTCTTGCAGATTCTGGATTAGGGTGAGCATCTTTAAGATTCTTTATATCTTTAGATAATTCCTCACCAAACATCTGAAGATTACTCCAGAAATTTATTAGTGGTTCATATAGATCATTAACAGTAATCTTTAAGTGTGGATACATTTTAGTAATGTATATCGCAACACTTCCACCACCTAAGAATGGTTCACGATATTCTACATATTCCCTGAAGTCTGGAAAGTATTGTGCCATTTTAGTAACTGCACGAGACTTACCACCAGGATATCTAAGTGGAGTTTTTAATGACTTTTTGCTCATAGTTTAAATGTAGCTGAATTGCATTATCAAAATTTGTATAAGTTGGTTCATGTAAAGCACAATACTCATTAAAAGTAATCATCATTTCTTTACGTGTTAGATTGCAATGTTTTGCTGCCTGTGGAACATTCCATTTAGCACAAAACAACATTTCCATTGCTTCTCTAGTCTCAGGTCTCACTAATAAAACCTTTCGTAATCTCTACCAACTTCTACTTCAATAGTATCAAAAATTCTATTTAAAGAACCAGCAAACATTCTATATCCAGAACCAACATATAATTGTCCTGCTAGTACAGAGACAGTTGCTAGACCCCAAAAAATATAATAAAATCTAGACTTAACTTGAGCACGTTGTTTGTACAATGCTCTATCATTTTTTTCCCATAAAGGAGGGGGTGATGTGTAGCTCATAATTGTTTTTCATCCTCTATTTTATCAATAAAATCCTTTACGGATATAATTGAATCTATGTTTGATAACATATCAGCAATATGTTTATTGACATAAGATTCTTCAGTACGTGCTGCATATGCTAATGCATTACGTAAATTACTTTGAGCATCTCTCAAAGACGATTCAACTTGTTCAGTAAGACTCATAATTTTTTTCTAGATTTTTCAAGTTTAAGCTGTCTTTCAAACTCATACTTCATGGTAGTCAACGGTTGGATAAGAAATGATTCCCATTCATTACTTTCAATTAGATCTTCAAGATGTGCAACATGTTCTAATGCAAAAACTAGTTTTGTTTCGTTGTTCATTCTTGACATAGATCCTCTATAGTAAATAAACTACAAAGTTCTAATCCAGCATCTATCATAGCATCTTTACCCCCTTCTTGTCTATCCACAACTGTGACAACACGTTCTACCACATATCCAGCATCTCTTAATTTCTCTACAGCTTTAATAGAAGATCCACCTGTAGTAACGACATCTTCTAATACTGTTACTTTAGTTCCTTTTGGAAACTCTGGTCCCTCTATCCATGCTCCTGTACCATGTCCCTTTGGTTCCTTACGAACTATAAGAGCATTAATAAGTCTCATGTCCAATGCAGAACAAACTGCAACACCAGATACTAAAGGATCAGCACCAAGAGTAAGACCTGCTACTACCTTAGTATCAACATGCTCCAACATCATCATAGAAGCAAGTGTTAATCCTCTTCCTGTTAATGTAACAGGTTTGCAATTAACATAATGCTCACTAGTCTTGCCAGAAGAAAGTTTAAACTCTCCTTTCTTATAAGCATTTTCTTTCAATAATTTTAATAATTCTTCTTTCATTTGAATTTACACTCCACCATAATTTCTGTAAGACATGCCAGCATATTTATCTCCTGATCAGCAACAAAGGCTATTTGGAACTGGTACTTCGCAATAATAAGAACGGCAGCAGGAATAGTGTTAGGGACAAGGGATTCGTAAAGACTATCGTAGATGCGACGAAATAGTACAGTAGTATCATTGTCCAAATTACTGTTGACCCACTTACGTACTTCAGGAAAGTTTTTTTCTTTAAGGTTTTTAATGAGATCATCTACTACAACATCTGAAAATGCAGCTAATATTCCACTATCTATCTTACCAGCAACAGCATATCTCTGACATTCATTTAGTACCCTTCTCCAATCAGGAAAATGTTTATTGACTAATTCGGCAAGAACTTTCTTATCAAAATCAATCTTTTCTTGTTCTAAGATATATACAAGTCTATTAAAAAATTCTATTGCAATCTTTTGCTTATGCTTTTTCTGAATGCCAAACTCAACCACAACGCATCTCGAATGGAGGGGTTCAATGATTTTATTTTTGTAATTACAGGTGAAAATGAATCTGCAGTTTTTGGAGAACTCCTCAATAGACGCTCTAAGGAGGAGCTGTACGTCGGAAGTGGTATTGTCTGCTTCATCGATGATGATGACTTTGTGTTTCGAGTCACTCGTAAGAGAGACTGTAGATGCGAAGTTCTTGGCGTTATTCCTAACAGTGTCAAGAAACCTGCCTTCATCCGATCCATTAATGACATAAAAATCTACTCCTAACTCCTTACAGAGTGCCTTTGCCACAGTAGTTTTACCAACACCTGGCGGTCCTGCAAGAAGCATATTTGGTATTTCACCCTTATTTAGAAAATCACTAAAGGTTTTTTTAATATTCTCTGGGAGAATACAGTCTTCAATTTTTTGTGGTCGATATTTCTCAACCCAGATAAAGTCACTCATAATAATAGAATTAAACTGGCGTGGCTGGGATCGAACCAGCGACAGGCTGATTAACAGTCAGCTGTTCTACCTCTGAACTACACGCCATTGGTTTGCCATCATTCCAATGACGGATTACTCCGCTAATAATAAAACAGTTAGTGATGAGATAAGATATGAAAATAACAGAACGTACCAGAACAATGTAGTTGTCGTAGCGTCTAGTTTTTTCGTCAGAGAAACTACCCAACGCATATTTCCATATCCTCCATAACTTAATCATCAACCAAATGTAGAATCAGGTTCTAATGCAATGTAATACTTAAGATCACAACTAGTATTAGTGAACTTAGATAAAAGTTTCTGTGATACAACTACATCATAGGCACCAGGAATAATTTTAATATTCTCTACCTTAAAGTTGAAAGAGAACTTTTTATCTGTCTCACCAACTACAACAGCAAATTCATTAGAAGTATCATTCTTCTTATCACGAACAACAAGTTTAACAACACCTGCATCACCAACTGCTGCAAGATCAGGAAGTTGATACACTGCAGCTGCCTTAAGAAGTTTTTCTAATGCAATACTATCTAACTGAAAATGTACATCTTCAGATGGAAGTGTAATCTCTTTTTCAGGTGGAGATATAATAACTGCAGGATCTGCATAGAAATATTTTACTCTACGCTTACCTTCACGAATATTAAGATAAGATTCTGGAGAGAAATCCATCTCAGGATCTTGATGTAAACTCAATCCATTTAAGAATTGATTTAAATCATAAATTCCAAACTCACGAGGGAACTCCTCATCAATCTGAGCTTCTGCAAGAATATTCTTGGCAACAGATATTGTACGAAGTTGTGTACCTTGCTTAACAAGAATTGAATTGTTAATACCAGCAAAGTTTTTGAGAATAGTTAAAGTTTTATCAGAGAGATTCATAATTAAGGCATGTTGTGATCAATGTTTCCAGTTGTAATTGAAGGTTTACCGTAGTGTTCATCAAAATGTAGTAATAGCATAGCATAATGTATGACTTTCATCAAGTCCTTCTTATTTTTTCCATCTTTACTACCATAGCGACTACCATACTTAAGTATGTTTGCTTGACAGAAATCTGAAGCAAGATCTCTAGATGCCATCAAGTCTATTGTTTGAACATTACGAAACTCATGTTTGTTTCCAGTATAATGTCCATTGTAAGTTCCTGATACATACTCTTTAATATCTTTAAGGATTTGTTCCTCATGATACTTGTTCCTGCTGTCTGTCATTTCTGCAAGTTCCTCTTTTGCTGCTTGTTGTGTCCACCCATCATTATATGGTGAATGTGCGTGTATATTTAGATTTAACTCTTCATAGTTTAAACCAACGTGATGTGCCATTGCATCATCATTATCAGAAAGTGTTGTAAATTCTGATGGATAATCAGATGCAGTATTACCATTGCCAT